CTGTTTGCCCTACTTTATTTTTAATTTTAGTAGGTATACTTGAATTAACAGTGGCATTTCCTGCTTTATGGTTTAAATCCATATTAGCCATAAAATAATTACCTCCTCTTGCATAATTTCATACCTTAATTTAGATTTTACTATATGCTTACCCCTAATACAACCCCACTATGTAAAAAATAAAGACTAACTTCTAAGAGTTAGTCTCCTGTTTCTTTATAGGGGAGTTTTGAAGTCCTGGATTAACCTCAGCACTATTCCCTGCCTTATTAACATTTAGGGGTCTTTTCATAATGTCTAAACCTTCCTTTTGAGACTTGACCTTAACATCTAAATTAGTCTTCATAGCCTCCTGCTCCAACTCGGAAGGTAAGCCATACACCTCTGGATAATTTCTTCTATCCTCTTCAATCTCTTTAAGTCTAGTTTGTATATCACGCTTTCCAAGTCTCTTCATTCCTCCGGCTCTATCCTCTAAACCTAATTTCATTTCTAGTTGTATTGCTTGTATCTCTACTAACTTATCCTTAGGAAGACTATCCTCCCATATAATTTCATTTTGGTATAAGTCTTTAGCATAAGTATCTCCATTTTTCCACTTATCCAAGTTTCCCTTAATTATGCCTTGTTCTAAACCTATCTTAATAATAAGTTTATTAACTTTCTGAAGTGCCTCTCCAGTTAAAGCTCTCTTCCTAGCTACCTTTTCTAATAATGGTTGCATTATTACTTGGAGAGCCACCCCAGAAGTATTACTAATTGCTACTTCCCCACCTAAAGATTGCTCTGGTATTTGCCCTACTTCATGTAACGCCTTCTTTATATCTGCAATATAGTTTGTTGAGGCTCTTAAATCTCCCCCTAAAGTGAGGTTTTCTACTCTCCCGTCCTTAGGCATACCTCCCCAAACTTTATTAGCCCCTCTTTCAAGTTGGTCTATATTTGCTCCAAATATGACCGTAGTAGGTGCTGAATGATAATCTATTATCTCGGACACATCAGAACTCTTTAAGTTTAACTCAACATTAAGAGGTATTATGTCCTCTAAATCACTAATTCCAAAATTACTTCCTGTTAACACTAAGTTAGGTATTGGGAAGAATGGAATTACTCCATAGGGGTTTGGTAGACTAGTTATTCTAGTTTTTCCTTCCCACTCCTCAAAGGAATCCTTAGTCCAAACTTGCTTGTACACAACTTTAGTCTTCCCTTTAGTTATCGGATACATAACTCTAACCTCAACTAACTTGTCCCTATCATATCCATCTGCATAAGTAGGAAATACTATATTAGGTGGAACTGATAAAACTCTAATACGCCCTTTATCATACTCACCATATGGGTCATCAAACTTAGGATTTAATTGGGTACACTCACTATCTAAATACTTAGGCTCAAAGGCTACTTGAAGCCACCCAATCCCAGTTACTGATTTAGCTTGACCTAGTTCTTGGCATATCCTAAGTTTATTATTATTCTCCCAAACTTCATTTAAGAAGGGTAAAATCTCTCCTTCTATGTCTGGTTTCATTCTTATATTAAATCCCTTTCCAAATTCATATGATACAAACTTGTCCACAAATGCTCTGCAATAATTCTTAGTTACTTCAGTCTTCCCAGTATCGGGTAACTGTTCCCAGTGATACCCCTCAAAAAAATTGAAGTTAGTTCTAAAGTTTCTAAGTCTAGCTATCTCTTCTGAGGTAAGGTTCTCCCCTAAAGAGGTTAATAAAGTTGACTCTAATGCTATATCAAAATTTGCTTTATTAAGAAAATCCACTATCTTCTCCTCCTTGCTGTGAATCTATTCACACCTTGAATAATTCTTATATCTCTTATATCCTGTCTTGGCATGTTAGTTGTTACAGGCTTGCTAACAGGCTCCCCTCTAGCTCCCCAAACAGCTAAAGCTAAACTATCTGGGTAATCATCATGAGCTCCAGTAGCTTCTGGGTGAGCTACTACTAATAATTGACCCGAATAACTCTTTTCCAAGTCTAACATTTGTATCTGGAACTTTTCAAACTCCCTAGTTTCTTTTACTTCATTATCAAAAGGGTAATGTACTCTTTTTGCCCTAATCTCTGAATTAAGATTTTTGTACAACTCACTCTTTCCTTGCCTTGAGAACACAAAGGGCTCTACAACATAATCTGGACTTCTTTTTAATCTATCATAAATGGCATCACCGACACCTGTGCCATCCATAACAACTTTACATACATTGAAGTTATTAAGGAAGTCTTTGATTAGGTAATACTGCTCGTCCCAATCATCACCCTGCAACTCAAGCCAAGCCTTTATACATACATTATACCTAATAAAGTCATCCTCGTCTGCCCCATTTGCCTTAACTATTATAGGATTATCCCAATCAACCTCTAAAATGGTGACAACCGTGGAGTCATTTTTCTTCCCTAAATCTATCCCTGCAACATGTACTTTCTTAGTATCTAAAATGCTTAAACCTCTGGTTGGGTCTGCTAGCTCGTCAAAGAGAGTTGAACTAACAAACATTCCTCTTTGAAGTATCCACTTTAAATTATAAGCCATCTGAAATTCGTCAGAGTTTTCACCTATTCTTTTCATTTCACCTTTTACATACTTCTCATATTTAGGATTGTACTTGATAACAGTAGTATAATCAAACTGGAAGTGATTTCTCTTGCCACCATTCTCATATTCCTTTTGATTTCTCTCAATAGAGTCTAAAAAGAAACCTCTTTGGGTCGTTGCTGTACCTATTAGTATCTTAGTTGCATTATAAAATGCACCCATAGGCGAGATAGACTTAGAGTATTTAAAGTTCCCTACGTCTTGGGCTTCGTCCACTATTATCATCATGTAGGAATCACCTTCGATGTTAGCTCCGTCTGAAGCTGACTTACAACATATAAGAGAACCATTTGATAGCATTACATTTTCTCCATTAGATACCTCAAAGTTAACATTGAATTCTGGGTCTTCCATTATCTGCTGACAATGCATACTCCCCATCCTTTTCTTTATTCTCTTAAATACTATTTGAGCCTGTCTCTGTGAAGGAGCAAAAATCCCAATCATGAAACCGTCCTTAAACCCATCAAACCTTTTGTCTGTAACAAAAGCAGGTAAATTAGCCAGAGCAGGTAGCACTAGGGCTAGACCACCACTAATAGTGGCAACAGTCTCGGACTTACCACTGTTATGCACTAATACATCATTGCATATAAAGTTTTCTACTCCCTCAACCTCTATATCCCAAGTTCTCCTATCCCCTATGTATTTAATTAGTCTTATTCTTGATTTTTCTACTGTATTGGTGTCGGTATCTAAATAGCAAACTAAATCTCCTGCTTCAAAGTCACTTAGAGGTTTAAATAATGCTAAGTTAGCATCTAACAGTCTGTGATTTAGTGTACATTTTATCCTCTTCCCAGATACTAATCTCAACTCATATATGGGCTTCTTCCCTGTGCTATAAGAGTTTATTACTTTCCTATTTACAACTCTGTTAAAATCGAAACATTTAATCCTATCCCCAATCTTAACATCTTTTATAGGCTTCTTTCTTCCGTCAGCCAATGTAACTAGAGAGTTATGATAGACACACTGTCTACTAAATAATGCTGTTATTTCTTCTCCGTCGTTCTCTAGTATAGACCTAATAATTCTCTTTCCAAATTGTGCTTGATAGGCAAATAAACGTACTCCCGAATAAGCCTCACAAAAAGAGAATAACTTATTGACTAGTTCAGTAGTTGTCATTGTAGACATACCATATTCCCCCTTAAAATAAAAAAACTCAGACAATATTACACTGTCTGAGTTAATTGTACCATTAATGTAGTTTTTATAAAAGGGTTGTTTACTCTGCTTGTTCAAGAGACATTAAAGCTCTGTCATAAGCCACTTTATATTTTTCTAAAGCCTTTATCATTTCTTCCGGAGTTTCCACGACTACTCCCCATCTCTCAATAGCTCCTTTTACAAATAGATTTTTATACATATGATTATCTCCAGTTCCTTTTTGACGACAATCTGTATAAAGACCTATAATTACTTTAGGAACTCTAACTGCTAATACTCCTGCATCTTCCATAGTATAGAGCATTTCTAACTGAGTTGCCATTGAAAGTATTTCACCTGCTACTCCACTATCAATTTCAACTCCATCAATATAAGCTATTAGTACATCTGAATTTAAAAGTTTATCTCTATCTGCTTCATAAATTCCTATAGCAGTTATGTTTTCATCATTGCTTTCCTTATCATTTATTTCCCCATTCTCTTGAGGTACATATAAGTCTATTCCAGGGAAAGCCTCTCTTATTTGCTTTGCTAATTTTGCTGTCCCTTCCCTTCCAAATAAATCGAAAAAATGTGATGCTAAATATGCCTTCATTTTACTTCCTCCTAAATATAATTTAAATTAAAGAAACCAAGCTCTATATTAAAAGTGTGAATTAAGCGAGATAAAAGTTCAAAAGGTAGACCTTCATCAAACATAACTCTTCCCGAGCCTACTTTACTAAGTAAGTCAGATATATCATATATGTTAGATACTAATAACACATTATCTCTACATACACCACGCTTAGTTAATAAATCCTCCTCAAGTACACTATTAGTGACAAAGTACACTTTGTCCTTATCTTTAAGAGATTTCCAGTGATTTACTAGTAAGAATGTTTTCCCTATTTGTCTATCTACATTTGAAACATCAACTAGATTTATGTTTTCCTTCCCCTCTTGTTTGGCTATTTTAACTTTGTTCTCTAATAAGACTTTTTGAAGTGTGACATGCTCACACCTGCTAGTCTCAATTTTTTGCTTAGTACTATTATAGTATAAAATTAAAGATAAAACTACTGTACTGAGTAAAATATTAGCAGTCTGAGTTATAGCATAACTTAAAGTGCCTAAGGATATTAAATGAAATGCATTTATGCACATTAGGCTCATCCCAAATATTAAAACTCCGAAAAATGGTGCAGATAACCCTGTAGCATCTTTAGTCTTTAACAGTTTGTGTATTTGAGGGAAATAAGATACTACTAAAATAATCCCTCCTAGTAATTGCAACATATCAAAAATATTCATTTACGATACCTCCACTATATTAATGTTTACTCTTTCTCTTAAGCTTAAGTTTTCTGGGTTTAGAATTTGCTTTATTCAGTTCCCCAAGTCTTTGCAAGATTATATTATAGTATTTTTCATCTAACTCAGTGCAGTAATATTCTCTATTTAAACACTCACAGGCTAGACCTACAGCACCTACCCCTGCAAATGGGTCTAAGACTAACTCACCCTCTTGGGATGAGTTTTCAATCAACACTTTCATTAATTCTATAGGCTTTTCAGTGTCGTGAATATTCTTCCTGTCTAAATCCTTAGTTTTCTTATTTGGTATGTCTAATATATCTGGCGTTCCACATTTATTAATCTTTTTAAATTTTCCCTTCCTAAAGAATAAAATGTATTCAAATTGCGACATGTATGCCTGTCCCATTATCTTATTCCCTTTATTCCATATTAAAGATTTTATAAAATGAAATCCACAATCACTTGCTACTTTAAGCATTTCAAAGAGATTTACATGGTTTGTCATTATATAACAATGACTTCCATCCTTTAAAATTCTATAAAACTCTGTAATATATTCTTGAGGTTTTATATCATTGTACTTAAATACTTTACCGTCAGAAAACTCTTTCTTTTTACACATTCCACCACTATTACCTGTTCCACCTCTCTTAGTTGTCTTATAGGGAGGGTCAGTAACTATTAAATCAATACTACTGCTTTCTAATGTGCTCATAAAACTAAGTGCATCTATATTCAATACTTTACTCATAATTATCTTCCTCCCTCTCTTAGTAGCTTATAATTTAAAATTATGACCTCTGTGATATGTTTATTTTCCTCAAGAGCTAACTTAGCTAGGCACTCTATTGCCTTAAAAGAACGCAACTTCTTGTAACTAGGCACATACATAGAACCTA